GGGATGCGTATCAAGGGCGATGATACACCTCTTATGCCAGGTGAATTTAGGGATGTGGACGTACCGGGCGGTGCTATCCGTGACTCAATTACGTTTATCCCTTATAAAGAGCCTTCAAGCGTACTCTATCAGTTACTCGGAAACATTGTTGAAGAGGGACGACGCATTGGCTCAGTTGCTGACATCCAAGTAGGCGACATGAATGCACAGGCTCCAGTGGGCACAACACTGGCCCTTATGGAACGATCCATGAAGGTTATGTCTGGCGTTCAGTCTCGAATGCATGCAGCGATGAAGCGAGAGCTTCGTTTGTTGGCAAAGGTCATCCATGACTATATGCCAGCAGAATATTCATATGAAATGGACGGTGAGTTTAACCGTACCGAAGATTTTGACGGTAGGATCGATGTAATCCCAGTCTCCGATCCTAATGCTGCGACGATGTCTCAGCGCATAATGCAGTATCAGGCAGCATTGCAACTTGCTCAACAGGCTCCCCAGTTGTACGACATGGGCAAATTGCACCGTCAAATGTTAGAAGTTCTTGGCATTCAGGATGCAGATGACATCATCAAGCTTCCTGATGAGATCAAACCAAAAGATCCAGTTACCGAGAACATGGCAATCCTGAAGCAAGAGCCAGTCAAGGCGTTTGCATACCAAGATCATCAGGCGCATATTCAAACTCACATGAACGCCATGAACGATCCAAAGATTCAGGAGATGGTTGGACAGTCTCCATTCGCTGGCGCTATCCAAGCAGCAATGGCCGCTCACATCACAGAGCATATTGCAATGGAGTATCGCGTCTTGATCCAGAAAAAGCTTGGCGTGGAGCTTCCAGACCCAGAATCACCGCTTCCAGAGGACGTGGAGTACGAGCTATCGAAGCTTGTGGCCGAGGCATCTCAGAAGCTGCTGCAGCAGTCTCAGTCAGAGGCACAGCAAGCAGAAGCACAAGCACAAGCACAAGATCCTCTCACTCAAATTCAACAGCGCGAGCTTGCGATCAAAGAGAAAGAGTTGCAGCATAAGATTGATATGGATCGTGCTAAGTTGGAGCTTGATCAAGCCAAGTCTGCTGCAAACATTGAACTGCAAGAGAAGCGCATTTCGTCTGAAGACAAACGCGCTGGCGCTCAAATCGGTGCGCGTCTGGCTACTGAGCTTGATAATGCACAGCGGCAAGATAAGATTGCTGGTGCAAGACTTGGACTTGATATTGCCAAGGAACTTAACCTTGATGAGCGCGAGCTAAATAAGGCGATAAGAAATAATGATTGAAGGTGGTAATGTATTCCTAATCATTGAGAAAAGGATATCGGAATACAAAAGTTCAATTGAACAACATCTGGCCACTGGCGGGGCGGCAACCCAAGATAAATACTGGGTTGCTGTTGGAAATTATGAAGCTTACAACAATATCTTAGAAGATTTAAAAGAATTAGAGAAAAGATATATTGAAAGCTAGAACTTTTTCTACTAAAGTTACCTTATTCGCGGATGGTCCGCGCAAGGCAACGGTGAGCCGTTAATTCACTGCAAAGGTAAACTATGTACGCTACTGTAAAAGTTGACGAAGCTAGTTATGTAGATGAGAAAACTCAAGCTAAGCTTCCTGAACCAACAGGATATAGAATCCTAATTGCTTTACCCGAAATAGATGAACGGACAGAGGGCGGCGTAATTATGCCAGATTCCCTGAAATCTATGGAAGAAACTGCTTCTATCCTTGGATTTGTACTTAAAGTTGGCCCCACCGCATATCAAGACCAAGATCGTTTTGCTGAAGGGCCGTGGTGCAAAGAGGGTGATTTTGTAATCTTTAGGTCTTATTCGGGCACCAGATTCAAGATCCACGGAAAAGAGTTTCGAATCATAAACGATGATACGGTGGAAGCCGTTGTCAATGATCCAAGAGGGTATACACGAGCATGAACCAGAACGCAGAACAAGTGGACGACTTTGACGACGACTTTGATGATATTGAAGTCCAGATTGTAGATGATCGTCCAGAACAAGATCGCAAGCCGAGCGCAGTAGAAAATGTCTCTGATGATGACGTGAGCGATGACGAGTTAAGCTCTTATAGCGACAACGTTCAAAAACGAATCAAGAAGATGAGTTGGGAAAAGAACGAACTTCGTCGCGCGAAAGAGGAAGCTGAGCGCCTCCGTGAGGAGGCAATCGAATACGCAAAAGCAATATACAACGATAACGCTCGCTTGAAGAAAACACTCCGCGAAGGTGAGGGCGTACTTGTCCAGCAAGCACAGGGTCGCCTTCAGGCTCAGCTAGATCAGGCTAAGGCACGGGCAAAAGAGGCGTATGACTCAGGTGACTCAGATGCGATGATTGAGGCACAAGCCGAGATCGCTCGCCTTCAAAATGAAAAGTATCGCGTAGATAATTATCGTCCAGCGCCTGAGCAACCAGTTCAGGATTTCCAGCCTCAAGTTCAACAGCGTCAGCAGCAAGCGCCTGTAAAGCCGCAGCAAGCTGATCTAGAGTGGGCTGGTCGCAATCCGTGGTTTGGTCAAAATAAGGAAATGACTGGATTTGCATACGGTGTACATGATAGACTAGTGGAATCTGGAGTCAAAGAAGGCTCTCCATTGTACTATCAAAGTATCGATGAAGCCATTAAACAACGGTTTCCAGAGGAATTTGGCGGGTCACACGGGGATAGTGTTAGCTCCTCATCGTCTCGCCAAACGGGTAACGTGGTCGCTCCCGCACGAAGAAGTTCTAAAAAGCCACGCCAAGTAACGCTAACACCATCCGCTGCGCAACTCGCCAAGCGCATTGGATTGACCCCTGAACAATATGCGGCGCAAGTAATGAAGCTGAACAAAGGATAGGCCAATGACTAATTCACGAGGATCTCGCTCTTCTGAAACACGAGAGCATGGAGAACGTAAGCGGTCTTGGACCAAGCCTTCGATGCTTCCAACTCCGACACCAGAAGACGGTTATAAATACCGTTATGTTCGCACATCCATAATGGGCCAAGCTGACAACTCTAATGTATCGTCTCGATTCCGCGAGGGGTACACGCCAGTTAAATTGGAGGAAGCTCAAGACCTGCAAGTTGTACCTGATATCGATTCTCGTTTCAGTGGCAATGTTGAGGTTGGTGGTCTTATGCTCTGTAAGATTCCTTCAGAGATCGCGGAAGATCGTGTCGCGGAACAACTAGATCAAGCGCAAAATGCAATTGATGCTGTTGACCGCAACTATCTACGCGAAAATGATCCGCGTATGCCTGTTCTACGTCCAGAACGGTCAACGCGCACAACTTTCGGTAAGTAAAGGTTCAATTGAACTTTTGCTTTTGTAGAAACTGTAGAAAAAAGGAATAGGCAAATGTCTTCAACAGCCGCTCCCTTTGGTCTGCACCCAATTGGTCGTTTGGATAATGGTTCACAGGAAGTTTTCCATCAGTATCCAATCGCTTCTGGCTACGCAACAAACGTCTGCATGGGCGACGTTGTACAACTAGTAGACGGTGGCACTGCGACAACAATTGAAAAGCAGTCCTCAACAGGTGATGATACCACAGCAATCGATATGGTTGGTATCTTCGTCGGTGTTAGCTATACAGACCCTAACACAAATCAGTTGACGTTTAGTCAAAAATGGCCTTCAGGCACTGTTGCATCTGATGCAATGGCCTTCGTCGTTGATGATCCAAACGTCTTGTTTGCAATCCAAGCTGACGGTGCGCCTACTAATACAGGTGACATCTATGGTAAGAACGCAGTGTTCGTTCAGACTGCTCCAAATACGTCGCTAAACATTAGCCGTGTTGCTTTGGACATTTCTGCAATTGGCACAGATGCTCAAAATCCGATCCGTATCATCGACTATCTAGGCGGTGCGCAGGGTGACGAAGTGGGTACATCTTATCCGATTCTGGTGTGTAAGTTTAACTATCACCAGCACACGTCAACCACTGGCTCAGCGTAAGGAGATTGAGATATGGCTATTTCACGCGCCCAACTCCTCAAGGAGCTTCTGCCCGGTCTTAACGGCTTGTTCGGCCTTGAGTATGAAAAATACGAAAACGAACACGCAGAGATCTATGAAACTGAAAACTCAGAGCGTAGCTTTGAGGAGGAAGTCAAACTTTCCGGCTTTGGCGCTGCGCCAGTTAAGCCTGAAGGTTCTGCGATCTCATACGACAACGCGCAGGAATCCTTCACCGCTCGTTACAACCACGAAACGGTTGCAATGGGCTTTTCTATCACTGAAGAAGCGATGGAAGATAACCTGTATGACTCATTGTCTGCTCGTTACACTAAAGCACTTGCTCGTGCTATGGCGTACACAAAACAGGTTAAAGCTGCATCATTGCTAAACACAGGCTTCGACACCTTCCAATCAGGTGACGGTACAACCCTGTTCAGCACCGCCCACCCAACAGTGGCTGGTGGCAATAATGCTAACCGTCCTACAGTTGATGCTGACTTGAACGAGACATCTCTTGAGCAAGCGGTAATCGATATTGCTGCGTTCAAAGACGAACGTGGCTTGTTGATTGCGGCACGTCCTCGCAAGTTGATCGTTCCACCAGCATTGATGTTTGTTGCAACTCGTTTGCTGCAAACTGAATTGCGTGTAGGCACAGCGGATAACGACATCAACGCATTGCGTTCGAATGGCTCGATCCCTGAAGGCTTCCGTGTCAACCACTACTTGACTGACACTGATGCGTTCTTCATCACCACAGATGTTCCAAACGGCATGAAGCACTTCGTGCGTACTCCGTTGCAAACATCTATGGACGGTGACTTCGATACAGGTAACGTGCGCTACAAAGCGCGTGAGCGTTATTCATTCGGCGTTTCCGATCCTTTGGGAATGTATGGTTCCCCCGGTGCCTAAATTGTGGTATAGGGTAGTTGTGGCGTAATCCACAATTACCTCCCTGTTGGACTGGGGCTACTTCGGTAGCCCCTTTCTTTTTTAAAAAAGTATGCTATTCTAGTAGCGGGGTAACATTAGCCACGCAGACAGGATTCCACCCCACCTGACGTTGCACAGACTGCATGGCGAAACCTTGTGCAAGGGGTATTATACTATGTCTTCAACCACATTCTCTGGTCCAGTCACTTCTACTGGTGGCTTTGTTGGCGACGTTACAGGCGACGTTGTAGGTACAGTTAAGGTTCCAACATATACAGTGGCGACTGCTCCATCGGCGGCAACTGCTGGCGCGGGAACACTTGTTTACGTTTCAGATGGTGCTGCAGGTTCTCCAATCTTGGCTTTCTCTGACGGAACAGACTGGAAACGTTCTGACACAGGCGCAACAATCGCAGCCTCATAAGGAGATGATTTATGGGACTTATCCCTAAAGATCCACCTAGCGCAGAAGAGCTTGCCCGACGCAACGTAGGCGTTAAGGCGAAAGCGGAAGATAAAGCAAAGGCTTCTGAAGAGAAGCCTGTTGCGAAGAAGCGTGGGCGACCACCTAAGAAAAAGGACTAACGTATGGCACGATCAGACGTACAGGCCAAACGTGTTACTGGTACAGGATCTGTCGGTGTTGGCCCTGCTCGCATTCGCCAGATTCAGGTTCTAACAGCAACTGGAACCCCACGGTTAACCATCACAGATGGCAACGGTGGAGCGACAGTTCTTGATATGGATCTTATCGCTTCTGATTTGCATTCGGTGAACATTCCATCGGATGGCATTCGGGTTAGTGATATATACGTTTCTGCGTTTACAGATATCACTGCTATGACGGTGTTTTACTGCTAGGAGTTTCAGATGGTTCGTGAAGTAAGTTCAATCACGAGAGTTGGCACCAGCGAGCCATTTGAGCTTCAGGTTGCTCGTGGGCAAATATCATTCCATAAAACTGTTTTTAAGTTTGGTTACAACGCCGCTGTTGGAGCCACTAAGGAAACC